TTAACTTACTGATTTTAATAATCCTCCCGTACTGCTCTCGTGGCTATGGGGCATCAATGGGGCAAAATCTGCCAGCTTCTGATTGAGCATTGCTATTTGCTCTGCGCTGCTGTCAGCCATCCATGCACCGTAAACATTGAACACCATCTGCGCGCTCGCATGTCCCATCTGACTGGCAATAAAACTCGGATTTGCACCAGCAGATAATGACCAGCACGCATAGGTATGTCGTGACTGGTACGCCTTTCTGTGTCTGATCCCCGCGCGCTTAAGTGCAGCTTCCCATGAGTCGCCTACTGAATCGACCCGGTAGATAAATCCGACCTGCTTACTGCGTCTGACCACATGCGGGTTAAAGACGAATGTACACTCATGGTTCACCGAACGGCCGTACTCACGTAACTGAACTTCAATGTGATGTTGCCTGCCCAGCCTTGTGATCTCAGCCTGATTTTTCAGGATGCTGATTGCGGGCTGGATAAGATGCACCACTCGATCTGTGCTTGCCTCGGTTTTCGGTAGAGTGAACTCACCAAGTTTCGTATAATTACGCCTGACGGTAATTGTTCCCGCCTTCAGGTCGATATCTTCCCAGGCCAGGGAGACCAGTTCCCCGTGACGCATTCCTGTGTACACTGCTAATGACCACAGGTTTTTCGTCTGCTGATGCCGGCATGCATCTATCAGGCGAATAAATTCATCACGAGACAGCGGATCTGGTTCTGCCCTGGCTTTTTTCAGAGGTTTAATTCCCTCGAATGGGTTCACCTCTAAGTAACCGTGATCTGCAGCAAACTGAAACATTCCGGCCATTGTCGTCATGTAATAGTTCACAGTAACAACGCTTCGCCCTTTTGCCGGAGCTTTGTTTTTCGTCGGATTCTGGTAACCAGTTAGCAAATCTTTCCTGAGATACAGCAATTCCTCTTTGGTTACTGCTGACACCAGGCGATTACCTCCGATCCTCGGCACCATATTCCTTGCGACAGACTCATAGCGATTGAATGCGTTCGCGCAGATTTCCATCCGTTTCAGATCCAGCCATTTTTCTTCAAGTTCTTTCACTGTAATGTCTTTTTTACTTACACCAAAAGCCTTGAGGTTAGGGGAGTCAGGAAACTGAGTTGCATAATCAAAGGTTCCTGTGCGGATGGCAAAACATACTGATGTCCGCAGTTCCCCGGCTATCTTCCTGTTCTTAGCGGTGTCAGGGACACCGAGACTTTCCCTGACACGCTTACCTTTAAAATTAAACCAGATGCGTAATGTGCCACCGTGGTTTTCGACGCCTGTTGGATATGTGACTTTATCCATTTGTGTTACCTCCAGACGCCCAAGAGCGATACGAGCTTACCTTTTTCATGGCATCAAATCACCCTGGCTGCTTGCTTTTCATTGAAGCGACCCAGGCATCTACAGCCTTTCTGTTATACATGCACTCACTGGAAGGTTTAGGATTCCCGTCAGGCGATACGTGGATATACTCCCTCCCGACCATCCAGCATTCTTTTCTTGCCCGTAGGATGGTACCGGGCTTGAGCCCGGTAACCGCGATAAGAACGCTTTCACAAACCCACTCGTTGGGGGCTAACTGGAAAATATTGCTCATGGTTATTTATCCATTACCCTGGCTGCACCCAGGGGAAATTAAAGCTCGCTGCTGGTGGTCGGAATCAATTTCTGCCAGATCGCGGACACGTATTTTGCCTGATGGCGCGCATCGGCCAGTGCGTTATGTGCCACCCCATCGAATGGCATGTCTCGCTTAGGATCGAAACCAACAACTCTGCCTAATGTGACGATGGTTCTGACGTCGTGATCATTCCAAGATTGCCACGGGCAAACCTGGCCGGCACGCTCATATGCGCCGCGCAATATAACGTTGTCGAAAGTAGCTCCATTGCCCCAAACCTTTAAATATTTAGGGTTATCAGAATGCCGATTAATGAAATGGCTCAGTTCAGATAGGGCAGACGATATTGGCAGAGCATCATCAACACAGATTGCTGATCGTGCTTCTGGGCTTTGTTTTAACCACCACAGAATAGTGTCACCATCCGGCACTGCTCCCTGTTCCATAGCACTTTCAAGGTTAACGGCGGTGTAAAACTCCTGACCCAGTTCACCACTTTGCGGATCGAAGAATACGGCTCCAATGGAGACGATAGGGGCATTCGGTTTTTTGCCCATGGATTCGAGGTCGATCATTAAATTGTTCACGTTAAATATTCTCCTGTTTTGGTGCTGTTTTAAGCATTGCGGCGCGGCAGGCGTTCCATCCCCTGACTTCTGCGATTGCAGCTACAGCATCTATCGCATGCATTTTCGACGCTTCTGGCATAGGCTTTTCATCCGGCACTAACGACGCTTGCTGCGGTGCGGCGTAGACAATTCGCCCTTTCATACCAGCACCAGTCACATCGTAATAAGTGCTTTTGTTTGTGTCGTACCAGCCTGCGTCAAATAACTGGTAAATAGGCTCCGCGCTATCAGCCTTGCGGCGCTCCTGTAGCTCCGTAGCGTCGGCCTCATTCCGGTTTTCAGCCTCGTAGAGTTGCGCCTGAACGTCTTCAATCTCACCACGTAGCGCCAGATAGTTACGGCGTAGCTCCAGTACCTCATCAATCACCTTAACAGCATCAGCCATTGCGTAGCCGAGATTACCGCCGTCGCTTTGTGCTGCTGCTTTGCTGAGTATTTCGCGTATCTGGTGCAGGCGTTCGAGTGATACAGGACCGTGCGCCGGGTGGTTGTTAGTTGTCATGGGTTAGTCCTCACCAGAGATACTGTAGACAGGTTGCTTTGAATGCTCCGCGAACACCTTCACGCGATTCGTAGTAGTAGGTTGAGTAGCCAGCGCGCGGAACTGCCTTCATCCACTTGTTGGCGCAAAACTCGGCCTTATCGAAGCGTTCTCGCTCATCTTCTTCAATCTCACCCTGGCGAATGGCTTCGTCAATAAGCTCAGCTTTACTGACTTCTGCGTGGGCCATGAGCGTTACGCATTCATCACTCTTAAGCAGTTGCACTACAAAGTTAACGTTTTCCATCTCACTCCCCCTTCACGCCAATGCCAGCGGCGCTTGCTGATTCTTCATGTGCGCGTTTAGCAGCGTTAAGGATTGCTGCCAGTGGCGTATAGCCGCCATCCATTCGGATTGTGTTGTGGATGGTCGCCATTGTGTCGCGCAATTTGCTGTGGCTCGCTGACAGTTCTGCTATGCGCTTCTCTGCGGCTTCCAACTTTTCGTGCGCTTCCCGCATATCGTCACGCATAGCAAGCGCTGCTGCTTCAAGAGAATCCTTATCGCGCTGTAGTTGGAGATTTTCATCCAGCAGCGCCAGCATGGTTTCCGGTCCAGCGATCAGGTTGAATGCATTAGCCGCGCCAACATCACCATCGACGTTTAGCAGCGCCTCATCAAACAACTCATCGTTTGGCATCATCAGTAACCGCTTCATAGCCGGTAGCGCCTTCTCCGCCGCTTCACGCAGCGCCTGTTTGTTGAGTGCTGTCATTGGGCTGCCTCCAGTTTCGATTTGCGCAGTGCTTCTTTGTAACTTGCCTTTGCCGCTTTCTTTGTCGGCATCCAATCACCGCGAACGTCATAATACGAATCCCAATATGCTCGCGACCGGCGAACCATACGGTATTCCCATTTGTACCGACCAACTTCACGGTCCTCGTAAACCGCAACTCAATCCCCAGCCACTCCCCAAACGACTCACAAACTTCTGAGTGAAGGTAATCATCGTAACGAGTGCGCTTCTTCGGTTCTGGCAGTGCAGAAATTGCCGTTGCCTCGCCTTTTTCTGTGACGTGGTAAAGCGTTCCGCCACCTACGAAATCAGGCGCGGGACGGGAGGTAGCGAAACCATCAGATACCAGTTCTTCCCACTTCACGTTATCCGTATGCCCTTCGCCAGCCAGGAAATAATTACGGTATGGCGTGCGGTTTCGCTCACTGATGCCCAGCGCATGCTGCATGAGTTCAATACCAGTGCTCATAGCGCGGTTCCCTGTCTGGCTTTGTTCAATAGCTGGTTAAACATCATGGTTAGGCTGTTACTACACCCAAACGGCATATCGTTAACACGGTAAGTAGGAATTCCCTTGCGAACACCAGACTTCACGATCCGGCCGGTGCCATAGAGTTGCGATAATGCGCCAGCGACCGCGGGTGTCTTTTTGTTCATACCTTTGGCGATTTCACCGCTGGTGGTATTCGGATGAGCCTGGAGATATTCAAATACGGTCATGGCGTTTTACCTTTACGTTCCTGTTCCAGTTGCACCAAAGACTCTTTTAATGCTGCGAACGTAGCTTCTAGTCTGGTGGCGACTTCGCGCATAAGCGGTGCATGCTTTGGTGGCAATTCAGCAACGGAGGCAAAAGCCTCCGCTACGAGTTCTTTTACCTTCATGCGGCGCATTGGCGCAGCTCCACCAGTTCGTTAAAGCGATTCATGAACATGCCATAGGCTTGACCAGGACGGAGAGGAATAACCTGAACGAGATCAGAGCAGGGAATACCTTCGAGAATTTCCCACTTCGAACCGTCATCGATTTCCAGATCACGGCGCTCGGTAGCTAACATGGTTAGATCGGCATATTTCACGACGGCAGCTTGCTCAAGCTGGATACCGAATTTAAAGCGGATAAGACCATCAATATAAGTTTCCATGCGCTGGTAGTCAGGCAGCAAGGCTTTGAGCGGGGCCGGAATATCCTGGCAATATGCCTCCGCAGCGTCGTGCATCAGCGCTTCAAAGGCGAACTCTGGCGGCACAATCTGGCTTACAAGCACAGAGTGCTGGGCCACGCTGTAGAACTCTGGAAGATGCCCAGCGAATCGACAGATGTTGGAAAGAGCAGTCGCGATATCCTCAACATCGATATCGTCGATAGTGGCGGTCAGGTAGTTAAATTTTTTGCCGGATAATGTCTGAATGTAGCTCATGGTTTTCTCCATATTAGCGCGCTGCACCGCGCAGATTTTGGTTGCACGAATCCCTCGCCGGTTGGCGATAATTAATGGAATTACGCTTCAATAAATCCCCGCGGCGCCGGGGATTTAATGCAGAGCAATTAGGCTTTAAAGTTACCGATGAAAGTTTCCACTGATTCGCCTTCGAACTTGCTGATCAGCAAATCGCGGAATTCGTTGGCGATCTCTTCTTCCTGGGCTTCAAGTTGGATGATGCGCAGAACAAAGCAGGGTTCATCGCTGGTCAGCAGGCTGTTACGCAAGCTAAAGCGGCGTTCGCCCAGACCTTCATACGGCACACATTTGAACTCGAACGCCACAGGCATTACGTCTTTGCTGCTTGCTTCAACGCTTTGCATCAGCGATTTTTTACCAGCGAAATCACCAGTTTCATGGTCCTGCTGTGTTGCTTGCTGAATAGTGATACGACGCACAGCCTGAGCAGCCTGGGAAATCTGCATCGTATTGCCATCAGCATCAAACGCCAGGAGGTAATCGCTCCAGTCTTCCAGCCATTCGGCGATTTGCTTTTGCTTCAGGCGTTGACCATCGATCTGCAATAGCGCGCGGAACGGGGCGGTTTTCTTCAGGGTGATTGAAGCAACGTTATCGGCGTGACCGGGATTATCCAGGGTGCCGATGTTGAACACTGAACGGGCGGTCATGTTGTCAGCGTCAATAAAGCAACGAGCTGGCTCACTGTCGCTGGCGTAACCTTTAGAATAACGTGCGAAGTCGTCAATACTGGTTGTGGTCATTGCGCCACGAAAGCGGAAACGCTTCAGAGAAAAGCGCTCGAGGCTTTCAACGCCAGTACCCTCTGGCAGTAATGCGGTCGGGCAAGCCAGGCCATGAATATCATTCAGGTGATAACCGGAAAGAACCAGGTCTTTGACCTGCTTGAAGGTACCGCTGTCTAACTGAGACATAAAAATTCCTTATTAACTGATGATCAAAGTGGTATCAGTGAGTTTGTTGTTGCGGATCACTGAGCCGCTTTAAGCTTTCCATCCACCGCGCCAGTGATCCCAAACAGCTGACCCTGATCTTCCTGCAGGATGGTGAGCTTCCCGCCTTTGTTAACCCACATAGGGGTTTCGGTTGTGTCCTCTTCGGAGGCTTTACCACGCGGTGTTGGGGTGCTGTAGTTCAGCTTGTGCTTGATTTTGACGCGCTTCTCTTCAACGGAATTACCCATGCGCTCAAAATCAAATGTGAGGACTACTTTGCCTTTGTTGCCGTTGTTCAGAACGCCAAGCGCGGTGGTATTAAGTGCTGCCGCGATTTTGTTCATGAACACGCCGGCATCCAGTTCGCCAAGAAAATCTGGCACTACGGTCATGCGGTCATTACTCATGGTTTTACCCTCGTTAAGGCGGCTGCAACCGCCGAACTTTCTCCATACACAACAGAGAAGGGCACCTGCATTGGTCGGCGGCTTGCAGAGACCGCTTTCTTTTTGCCCGGGTGGATTGGGTTATGAGCCCGTCGCCCGGTGATGCCCTTTTCTGTTGTGCCCTGAAAAAGGCTGGCGGTTACCGGACAAACGGGAAAACACCGGGCCGCCAGAACAGGGAGTTACTTGTTATTGCTTTAGCCTGCTTTTAACCACATCAGGCGCGGTGGTATCTTGGTGTTCTCACACAACCAAGAGGGATGTTTATGGGCGCTTTTGATAACCAGGAAATTACGTTACCCGCATGCCCTAAGTGCGGCACTAAGACGAAGAAGAAAATCGCTTGGCTCAAGTCGAACAAAAGTTTCACTTGTCGATGTGGAGCTACTATCAATGTCAACAGCAGCCAGCTTACTTCCGAAATCAGGAAGGTTGAGGACAAGCTGAAGAAGCTCTTTAAATAGTTTTTTATCGACTGATATTATTTCGTTATCAGAGGTTGGTTTTTCAGCCTCTGATTTTTTAGTCAGGATCATTTTTTCTACACATGTGACTACACATTCCGAACAGATGGCAGGTTCGTCCTTACCACCTTTTGCGACGATCTTTATCGCTCCCAGTTCGGTTGCTCCGCAAAATGAGCATGTGAATAAATGATTCATGTAAACCTCTACCCCCAACCTAAGTTTTCTGTCAGCGAATCATCCGGTTATTCATACGCCACCGGCGGCTACTTCGTGGGCGTCCTGCCTGTTCGCTGTTGATGTGAATAATGTAGGATAACTTACTATTTGAGGTCAAGGAGAAATGTTGGATAACTTACATTGAGGGGCGAAAAAAAACCGGGTATTCCCGGTTTTCTTATAAATCCATTATTACTTGTCTTACTAGCCCTACCAATCGGCAGTTGCCATTGACTTCTAAAATCCTGTAATTGGGGTTGAGGGGTACTAGGTATTTCAGCGGCCCATCAATGACGAACTTTTTAATAGTGGCTTCATCACTTCCCAGAAGCTGTGCAATAACAATTTTTCCATTAGCTTGACTGGCATCACCAAAATCAGGCTCTACAACGACAATAGAGCCCTCGGGGATACTTGGTGCACCTGTAGGGTTGGTCATCGAGTCGCCGCGAACAATGAGTGCAAATGCGCTTTCAGAAACGGCAGCCGAAGTATAGACCCAGTCATGAATGTCCCGCTCTGTGATCGTTCCGCTATTGGCCGTCCATTCCCCGGCCTGTACCCATGTGAGAACGGGAACTGACCTAATTCCGAATCTTTGCTCCGGGTCCATGGTTGGTGGTTGCTGACTTCCATCATCCTTTCCTTCCAGTAACCACTGCGGCGTCTTTTCTAGTGCAGCCGCAAGCGCCTGGAGGTTTTCACCACCCGGTTTGTAGTCACCGGATTCCCAACCGGTGATGGTGACGCGATTAACCCCGACAAGCTTTGCCAGGACAGATTGCGTCATCTTTAGCTCTTTTCGTCTGCTTCGGATTCGATCATTCATTTTCATGTAGGCAATCCTACCATTATCTGATGTAGGAGTGCTTGACCATTTAATGTAAGATATCCTACTATCAGTGCACTGCATTACTTAACTCCAGAGGGAAAAATGAAAAAGAATGACGTTATTTCTTACTTCGGTGGCGTAGGGAAAACCGCTAAGGCGTTGAATATCTCTCATGCGTCCGTGTCGGGCTGGGATGAAATTATTCCAAAGGGACGAGCATTTGAGATCCAAGCGCTGACGAAAGGTGATTTGAAAGTTGACCAATCACTTTATGAAAAGCGTAGCCATTCGGCTGCGTGATTAAAACCACAGAATTAAGGGGTTAACCGTGGGTAACGAACCTATTTGGAAAGTTGAACGTCAGCCAATCTGGCTGGTGGTAGCGATTAAAAAGACGATTACCGATCTGCCTGGTGGCTACGCCGAAGCGGCGGAATGGTTGGGGGTAACAGAGAACGCACTGTTTAACCGCCTCCGCGTAGATGGTGATCAGATCTTCCCTATGGGGTGGGCGATGGTTTTACAGAAAGCAGCCGGTGTTAGCTACATAGCTGACGCGTTTTCTCGTCAAACAGATAACGGGATCCATATCCCGGGCGCGGCACCAGAAACAGAGAACGAAGAGATTGGCTTAAAGCTGGCTGAGCTGGTGGGCAGGCTCGGGGATCTGGTCAACGCATACCGTCGATACATCGATGATGGCGTGGTTGATAAAGGTGAGTGGGACAGTCTGAACGAAATCGCCTACCAGTTCCGGGTAACGCTTATGACGTTTCTGAACCTGATTTCACGAGTCTATTGCCTTCCAGAAAAGAGTGACGCCCGCGAGTGTGCAGCTCCGGGCGCCTTGGCGAACAACTCTTCGAGTATGGAGAAATAATCCGCATGAGCAATTTAATCGTAAATCCTCACTTACCGCAACTACGAATGATCCCGGTGCCGGGTCTTCCGCTGTTTCGGTATGAATGCAAAGTATCAAATCGCTGGGTGTCATGTAACCACAGCCAGGCTGCCGTAATTGTGGGGGTCTACTATCGGAGGGCAAAACGCCTGTGCGCGAACTTAACCGAAGGTTCAAAGATCACCGCGGAGTGCCAGTCCGTGTTATCCGCTGGGAGCCAGAAACGCAGCGCGTTATCTACCTGCGAGATGGCTATCCACACGAATGCTTCAGCCCACTTGAGCATTTCAGGCAAAAGTTCAGGGAGATAACGGACGATCATGAGCACTAAATTAACCGGCTACGTATGGGATGGTTGCGCAGCGTCGGGCATGAAGTTGTCTAGTGTTGCGATCATGGCTCGCCTTGCTGACTTCAGCAGCGATGAAGGTGTGTGCTGGCCGTCAATTGAAACTATTGCTCGCCAGCTTGGCGCAGGCCCGAGCACTATCAGAACAGCAATCGCAAAGCTTGAAAAAGATGGCTGGCTCACACGTACACAGCGCCGTAATGGTAACCGTAATGCTTCGAACGTGTATCGGCTGAATGTGGCGAAACTTCAGACTGCCGCATTTTCTCAACTGTCAGATTCTGACACGTCAAAATCTGACGCATCAAAATATGACGCCTCAAAAACTGACCCGTCGAAATCTGGCAAAAACGGAGGTTTTGACCCGTCAGAATCTGGCGGGGATCCGTCAGTAAAATCAAAACAAGATCCACAAGTAACTTCAAAACCCTCTTGTCCGGTTGCGGCGCAACCCGACCCTGAGGTTGTGATTACTGATCAGGCCAGACAGGTTTTGTCTTACCTGAATCAGACTACTGGCTCACGCTACCAGGTATGCAGCACGTCGCTGGAGAATATTCGCGCCCGTCTTCGGGAACAATTCACGGTCGATGATCTGTGCCTTGTGGTGGATTACAAAAACGCTGATTGGCGTGATAGCGAGCAGGCTCAATACCTCCGCCCGGCAACTCTGTTTATTCCAAAAAACTTCCCCGGTTACCTGCAAAGCGCGACCAAATGGTCTGCCGCTGGGCGACCTGAACGCGTTAACGGTAAATGGGCGACTAACTCAGCCAGCCGCGCAAACTTCCAAAATGTTGACTACTCACTGCCAGAAAATTCGGGGTTCCGCTCATGATGCCAAATAAATATTGCCAGGCGCTGGCAGCACTGCGCAGCAAACCAGCCCATGAATTGAAAGAGGTTGGCGATCAGTGGCGAACACCAGATCTGCTTTTTTGGGGCATCAATGCGATGTTCGGCCCCCTGACGCTGGATCTGTTTGCTGACGACGATAACGCGAAGTGCCCGGTCTGGTACACCGCCGAAGATAACGCGCTGACGCAGGACTGGTCTGAACGTCTGGCAGAACTGGGCGGCGCAGGTTATGGCAACCCACCGTATAGCCGTTCGCAGTACCACGAGAAACAGGCGATCACTGGTATGACGCACATCATGAAGTACGCAGCAGCCCAGCGCGAGAAGGGCGGTCGCTATGTATTCCTGATAAAAGCCGCGCCGAGTGAAACGTGGTGGCCGGAAGATGCCGATCACATTGTATTCATTCGCGGGCGCATTGGGTTCGATCTGCCTGTGTGGTTTGTACCTGCTGACGAAAAACAGAAGCCCACCAGCGCGTTTTTTGCCGGTGCCATAGCTGTATTCGATAAGTCGTGGCGGGGTGAGCGGTTCAGCTATATCAACCGCACAGAACTGGAGGAAAAAGGGCGGGCATTTATGGCTTTGGCTCAATTCGCCGTTGGTAAAGAGCAAACAATTGCAATGCAGGCAGCCAGGGAACCAGCAGCAACACCGGAAACTGAGTCACGAATCTGGCCTCTCGAGGTTGGTCTGGTGTTTAACCAGGTGGAAGGCGTTGATGTATTGAGCGAGGCCCAGCAGAACAAACTGAAAGCCAACATCAATCAACTCTGGCTGGAACGAACGGCCACCAGCGAAATTATCACAATTGCGCGTGGTCTTGTTGGCAGCATGCAGGGGGCAACCCATGCGTGAGATTATCGTTGATAACTTTGCTGGTGGCGGTGGTGCATCAACGGGTATTGAACTGGCGATCGGACGCAGCGTGGATATTGCGATCAACCACGACGAAAACGCCATTGCGATGCACAAGACGAACCACCCGGACACACTGCATTACTGCGAATCCGTGTTTGACGTGGATCCGGTAGCCGCCACCGGCGGTAAACCTGTCGGCCTGGCATGGTTTAGCCCAGACTGCCGACACTTCTCGAAGGCAAAAGGCGCAAAGCCTGTGAAAAAAGAGATACGCGGTCTGGCCTGGATTGTTCTGCGTTGGGCACTGGCGAAGCGACCGCGCGTGATGATGCTGGAGAATGTAGAAGAGTTTAAAACGTGGGGACCGCTGCTGGCCGATGAAATGCGTCCAGACCCTGCCCGCACTGGCGAAACATTCAATGCTTTTGTCGGCATGCTTTCCACTGGCATTCCTGCCGATCACCCGGCACTGTCAGAGGTTTGTGAGTTTCTGTCTATTGAAAGAGGTAGCGAGCAGGCGCAACAGCTGGTTGATGGGCTTGGATATGATGTTGATTATCGCGAACTACGCGCGTGTGATTACGGCGCGCCGACGATCCGCAAACGCTTCTTCATGGTTATGCGCTGCGATGGCTGCCCAATCCAGTGGCCTGCTGTTACCCATGGGGATCCTAAGTCTCTGGAGGTGCAGAGCGGCAGGCTGATGCCATGGCGTACCGCTGCGGAATGTATCGACTGGAATGTTCCGGCCCTGTCCATCTTCGACCGCAAAAAACCGCTGGCGGAGAACACTCTGAAGCGGATCGCGCGCGGCATACAGCGCTTTGTTATCGAAAGTGCGTCGCCGTTTATCGTGAAGTGCAATCACACCAGCACCAAAACCAGTTACGACTGTTTCCGTGGTCAGGCGTTGGGCGAACCCCTACAGGCGATTACCAAAACCCACGGCTACGCGTTAGCTGTTCCACATCTTACAAAGTTCCGTACTGGTGCCATCGGGCAGCCCGTTACCGAACCTGTCCCGACGGTAACTGCTGGCACATCAAAACGCCCGGGCGGGAATGGGCATGCTCTGGGTATCGTTGAGGCAGCCATTGCGCCGTTTGTTGGTCGACAGTTTGGTGCAAGTGTTGGTCACCGGGCCGATGAACCGAGCGCCACCATCACCGCTGGCGGTGGCGGTAAATCGCAATTGGTGGGCGCGTTCCTGGCGAAACACTACGGCGGGAACTATACGGGACCGGGAGTCAATATGGATGAACCCGCACACTCAGTGACCACTGTCGACCATCATGCAGTAGTTGCCTCTCATCTGGTGAAACTGCGTGGAACATGCCGTGACGGGCAACGCCTTGATGTGCCCATGCCAACAATCACCGCTGGTGGCCAACACGTGGGTGAGGTACGCACATTTCTCGAGACGTATTGCGGTGAAAGTGACGATGAATGGCTGGTAACGATCGATGGGGTTAAATACCAGATCGTTGATATCGGAATGCGCATGTTGCAGCCGCATGAACTCTACAAAGCGCAGGGCTTCCCGGATGGATACGTTATTGATCAGGACTACCGTGGAAATCGCTATGCAAAAGATAAGCAGGTAGCCCGCTGTGGTAATGCGGTACCACCACCATTCGCCAGGGCGCTGGTGGAGGCAAATCTTCCTGAACTGTGTGCAGTGCAACAGCAGGAGGTGGCATGAAACTTGTGCTCCCGTTCCCTCCAAGCGTGAACATGTACTGGCGCGCCCCTAATAAGGGGCCGCTGGCCGGTCGTCACCTCATTAGCGCTGATGGTCGTAAATACCAGAGCGCTGCCTGCGTGGCGATCATTGAGCAATTACGACGTCTCCCGAAGCCATCGACTGAACTGGCAGCGGTAGACATCACTCTGTACCCGCCGGATGCGCGCCGCCGGGATATCGATAATTACAACAAAGCCCTGTTTGACGCGCTGACGCATGCGGGTGTCTGGGAAGATGACAGCCAGATTAAGCGCATGCTGGTGGAATGGGGACCGATAGTACCGAAGGGAAAAGTTGAGATAACCATAACGGCATATAAAAAAGAGGTGGTTATATGTCCAGCTGTGGGTTGAATATTGGTCGTTATGGCAGTAATGTCGGAAAGTGCAAGCGAAAAGGGCGTGCAGGCCCTTCGCAACAATCAGAGTATGGAGATAATATGAGCAATCATCATGTTATGGGCACTGCTACGCCCAGAAATAGCACTTCATCAGTAATTTCCGTTAGTCATTCGTCGGTGCCGGTGATCACTTATCGCAATCAACGTGTAGTGACAACGGATTCCCTTGCTGCCGGTTACGGCACAACACCAGTAAGAATTCAGCAAAACTTCGCTCGAAATGAGCAGCGATTTATCGAGGGTAAACACTTCTTCAAAATCACTGGTGATGAGCTGAAATCGTTCCGACTATCATTTAGCGATGTGGTTAATAAACACACTACCTCGCTAATCCTGTGGACTGAGCGCGGCGCCTCCCGCCACGCAAAAATGCTTGAAACCGAATTAGCCTGGGACTTCTTTGAACAGCTTGAAGATCATTACTTCAATCTTCGTGAGGTCCACGGTGTCATGCTGCCGAATATGTCTGATCCAATAACCCTGGCGCGTGCGTGGGCGGATGCCATGGAGGCAAAGCAGCAAGCTGAGGCGCTTACCCACCAGCAAGCCGAATATATCGAGCATCTCGAGAGCCTCTTCACTGATGGGCTTTCCCCGGTACAGTTCTGTAAACGTCTGAATGGTGTTAATACCTCAAAAATTAGCGCCTGGCTTGTTTCGATGAACTGGCTATATGACGACAATCCGGAAGGACGCAGCGCACAATGGCGTGTCCGGTCATACGCGCGTGATAAATACCTCACTGAGAAAAGCAGCAAAGTCTCTCCAAATTCAGCAGTCAGCTTTACCACCTATCAGCCGGTTCTGCTTCGGGAAGGGGCCACCTGGATCTACAAAAACTATCTGAAAGGGAAGCTTCCGATGAAGGTGACCTGGAACGGGAGTTTCACCCACGATAAAGAACTGGCTGGTGGCGACAATTGAGGGCATTACTCACACCTGAAATAGCCCCTCGTATGGGGGTAGTGTTGTTTCGTCCAGGTGCCGAACTGATGCACCTCTTCATGCGTGGTCGCGTTCTGCTTGAGCCTGAACCAGAAGAAATGGCGTCATTCAGTACCGGGGCTGTTCCGGCAGCCATTCAGCCCCTGGCTGATGATCCGGTAATGCGGCAGGTTTTCGGGAATGAGCGGGTTATTCATCGCGCTGGTGGGCTGGCTTCCCTTGAGCAGTGGCTGAGCTCAAGGTTTGAATGCCAGTGGCCACATTCATCATGGCACGACAAGAACTTCACAACAATGCGGCACCCACCAGGAAGCATTCGCCTGTGCTGGCATTGCGATCACACTTTGTCGGGGCAACATACCGAACAGCTTGCAGGTATAGCGGCCGGAAACCTGGTATCCTGGATTCTGGAAGTCATTCGGCGTGATTCTGGTTTTCCCGAGTCGCATATCCTGACGCTTCCGGAACTGTGCTGGTGGATGGTCAGAAACGACCTGGCTGATGTTATTCCGGAAAGCGTTGCGCACAAGGGGCTACGCCTTCCGGATGAGAAGATCCGCTCGGTCATGAGGGAAAGCGACATTGTGCCTTCAGCGTCTGCAACCAGCCTCGTGCAGGAGAAGGCGAAGAAGATCCTCGCGCTCTCTGTTGATCCGGAGTCTCCAGAATCTTTCATGCTCAGGCCAAAGCGACGCCGCTGGATAAATGATACGTACACCCGCTGGGTTAAAACACAACCCTGTGAGTGTTGCCGACGGCCAGCAGATGATCCGCACCATATCGTAGGGCACGGTATGGGTGGTACAGCAACAAAAGCCCATGACCTCTTCGTGATCCCTCTGTGCAGAGAGTGCCACGACGAGTTACACGCCGACGTACCGGCATTCGAGCAGAAGCATGGTACGCAGCTTGAGCTGCTACTGCGTTTTATGGATCGGGCGCTGGCGATCGGCGTAATTGCGAAAGCTTAAGTGTATGGAGCGCAAAGAAGCATGAATCAACAAGATCTGAATTTTGTAAGAATAGAATTGCGCCGCGCGCTACCTGACCTCTCTGGGGGAACAAAAGGGCAGCTTGAGGCTTTCAGTGAACACCCACCAGCAGACAAAAATGCCACCCCGCGCCGTGGAATTTATCTCGTCGAACTCGAAGGAGAGAAGGGGCCACGTTTTGTTAACTCGCTTTCCGCGCCACTGTATGTACTGGAAACACGCAGCCGCCGCAGGCCAATGCCGCCGATAAAAGATGCGGAATTTGAGTCCGCGCCGTGGCGCAGGGCTGTGTCCGCGCTTAGCGGATACCAGCAGGCCTGGTTGCGGTACTGCTACGGTTTTGACCTTAGCTATAAGCACCAGGTGATGATGTGTGAATACGTCTGGAAAACTTATCAGAAATGCCTGGGTGATAATTCCCTTCAGGAGCGCGTAGTAAAGAAACTGATAGGTCTGGTATGGCTGGCAGGGCAGGAAATTGCCGCAACCCGAAACAATGAAACCTATAAAGACTACGCTGGTGCGGCACTGGCCCGTATGGTTAGCGTTGACCGTTCAACGTGGTTGCGTGTCTATTCAGGGCACTGGGCTGGGTTAAAGGCTGCTTTTACCCAGCTTGATGAATCTGCGTTGGCAATGGCTCTTGAATACTATGAGGAAGAAGAAGCCCTCAAAGTGGCAGAAATGTGAAGTAAATTTCACTATCTCCTTCAAACGCGCTTGCAAAATGCAACAAAATAAGCCATATTTGAATCATATTTGATATGTTGCCAAAGTTTTATAAACCCGCCAGTGAGCGGGTTTTTTTGTATCCGCATTTCCTGCGCACCGCCCGCGCATCCATCACGTCGAACCAATCCATTTGAAATGAGCCTTTGAGGAAGTCGGTTAGCGCTGGCGAGCCTCGACGGGCTGATTTCCTGTGCGGCAAAGGTTCATCTCAAAGTAAGGTAAACGCCATGCAATTAGTTGAAATTAAAAAACTCGACCTTGTAACCAGCACTGTCGCTATTGCTGACGGGGTTGGGCGTGATCATGACACCGTCATTAAGTTAGTGGACCGTAACAAGGCTGATCTTGAAGAATTTGGAAGGGTCGGATTTGAAATCCGAACCATTCAAACTGACGGTGGTCTTCAAAAGCGTCGAGTGGCGCTACTGAATGAACAGCAAACCACTCTACTGATCACCTACATGCGTAATAACGATGTTGTCCGCAAGTTCAAAAAGAAACTGGTTGCTGAGTTCTTCCGCATGCGTGGCGCTCTGGCGGGCAAAAAAATGGATCGCAACACCGCCCGTCTGGAATATCGCCCGATGAGCGATGCCATTAAGCATGAGCGTGAAGTGCAGGGTAAAGAAATCAAGCCTTACCACTTCAGCAACGAAGCCGATTTGATTAACCGCATCGCGCTCGGTATGACGGCGGCAAAATTTCGTGTTTACCACGACCTCGACAAAAAAGAGAACATCCGTGACTACCTGACGCCGGAGCAGATCCACTGCGTAACTGAGTTGCAGCGGGCCAATACAGTTTTCATTGGCATGGGCTGGGACTTTGAGCAGCGCAAAGAGGCGCTAAAGGGTGTATTTGATCGCAATCATCGCCAGCCGCTGATTGAAGAACAGCACAGTTTAGCAGCGTAATGAGCGTCACTTCGACACACAGCCTAATCATTGGAACCCTGCCATTCGGCGGGGTTTTTGCTTTTCGCACTCAGTGTAAGTGAAATATAACCATGTGCTTTCAGGGTGAGTTACTATGCAGATTCCTTTCAAAAGTTGTCTGGAGAGTGGCATGGAATTAACATTTAAGGATCTGAAAGAAAAACGCACTAAACTGGTCGAGGCGCAATGGAAGTTACAGGATAAACTTCAGGAGAAGGCGAGCGAACTACTACGAGAGTATTCAGGTTCTCTTGATCTTACATCTCGTGAGTGGACTGGTTCTGACGGAACAAGATGGCCTTATGTGGACATTGGTATTTGGGAGGAGGAGGGGAAGTTCTTTCCTGTCTTAATCCCCCAACTCAATATGGACAGCCGTTACCACTTGAATTTCGTGATTGCAACCACTCTTGATGATTCTCCGCTAACAGGTGGCTACAGGCAGGGCGTAAGCATCTCACTCTGGTATGAGAACTCATCATTTTATGCTGAAGTAGGCTCAGGAGACGACGTCTCCCGTTTTTCTGTCTCATCTCAGCTGGGTGGATTTTATCAGGTATGCAACGCTATTAAGGCGTTAATTAGCTCTTCTATGGATCGCGCCATGCCAGATATTCCAGCGAATTAATAAAGCATAAACATCTTTCAGGGCTATGCAAATGCACGGCCTTTTCTATATCCCGTTGTGAAATGTTCGTGAGGCATGGGTTGTCAGCCAAAGGATCACCGGGAGACACCCGGCACCACGCATCCATTATTGCATAGCAAAAAGGCTCACAACGGTGGAACTTTTAGCAGGGCGAAAAAAAGCCCGCATTGGGTTGCGGGCATAACAGAGAACAAATAGCTAATATTCAAGTTGTCTTTCATCAACTTGTCAGAAGAATTTAACCTTAAGAAAAATTGATGTAAAGACAATATTGATTTCTGGTTACAGGCTGCGCATTTGCGTGGCCTTTTCTATTTCAGGCTCATGGGAATCATCCGCTACGTGCTTTGTTGATAAATCCAGCCCGTGAAGCCTGACCTTTTCATCACACACAGCGCCATCCGAAAAATCGGAGGTGAGGCTATGACCAGAATGAGCACCATTTACAGCAGACTTTCATATGGATCAGGAACCACGCTTGCCGGCTGCGGTGTATCAGCGAAGGCATATGCCGAAACAGCTAAAACAGCAAAAGAGGTGTCCTGGATGTTGGCCGACAGAATTGCAGGGTTAAGCCTGAGCGACTGGGCAATTATTGTCGGTATCGCATGCACCGTTATCACCTGTGCAGTGAACTGGTATTTCCGCTGGAAAGAACGGGAGGATCGGCGCAATGGCTATGCCACCAAAGCTGAAGAATAAACTGAGTGCAGCGGTCGTTGGTTTAATTCTTGCGGGGGCTTCCGCGCCCGTGATTCTCGATCAGTTTCTGGATGAGAAAGAAGGCAACAGTCTGACCGCATACAAGGATGGCTCCGGCATCTGGACTATTTGCCGTGGCGCCACGATGGTTGATGGTAAGCCAGTAGTTCAGGGCATGAAGCTGTCTGCTGAGAAATGCGATCAGGTAAACGCCATTGAGCGTGATAAGGCACTGGCGTGGGTTGACCGAAATATCAAAGTACCACTGACCGAACCACAGAAAGCCGGGATCGCGTCTTTCTGCCCATATAACATCGGTCCCGGAAAATGTTTCCCATCTACGTTCTATAAGCGAATAAATGCTGGCGACCGTGAAGGTGCCTGTGAAGCGATCCGCTGGTGGATAAAAGACGGTGGTCGCGATTGTCGTCTGACCAAAGGGCAGAAGAACGGTTGCTATGGTCAGGTTGAACGGCGAGACCAGGAAAGCGCGTTGACGTGCTGGGGGATAGACCAGTGAGCCTGCGCTATCAGTTCATTGTTATTTTGTTGCTGGTGGCCGTTGCATTCTTCGCGGGTAGTGTATGGAGCAGCCGCGGTTGGGAAAAGAAGTGGGCCGAGCGTGACAGCGTAGAATCATCGCAAACAGCGAACGCACAGACCGCCGCTCGCATGATTGAACAAGGGCGTATTATTGCCCGTGATGAGGCTGTAAAAGATGCACAAGCACAAGCCGCTAAATCCGCTGCCACTGCTGCTGGCCTGTCTGCCACTGTTAACCAGCTGCGTACCGAAGCAACAAAGCTTGCCACTCGCCTGGACGCCGCAAAGCACACCGCAGATCTTGCCACTGCCGTCAGAAGCAAAACAGCCGGAGCCGACGCCGCAGTGCTCGCCGACATGCTCGGACGCCTTGCAGAAGAAGCTCGATATTATGCTGAGCGATCTGACGAAAGCTACCGGGCAGGAATGACGTGTGAGCGCATTTACGACTCAGTGAGGCAGTCAAACAACAACAGGGTTAGAAGATGAACGCAGAAAACCTAAGTGAAGCGTATTACCTCAATAACGATATAAAAGAACTACAACTTCAGAAAAGCATACTGGAAAGTGGTGCCGGACTTGGTGTGACAATCCAGTCTACCTATCAGGATAACGCCTTTCTTGATGCCATACGCCCGCATGCAGTGGCTGAACTTGATCGCCGTATTGTGGAGAAGAAAAAAAACCTCTCCACTCTGGGTGTTACATTCTCTTAAATGAGAACAACAATAAAAGGTTATGTCTGCTTTGCCACATTCTGAGAGTATGAGTTTTATTTGGTAGTCAATCAGTTACTTTATTGGTTTGCTTTCCGATGGAAGATAGATGTTTCCACAGAAGGGGCAAATTAACGTTATATTGTTTTTTATTCTCGACAGACTGTGCTTTGACTGGCGGGAGCAATGAGGACAAGTACTTTTCACATGGCGTAAAGTACGCATCTTGATATCTTTGAGTATCGACATGTTGATTGTCCTGGTGGGCGGTTAACAACCATACACCACATGTTGGCTAATAGCTTCTTTTATAACCGTTACGATGTAGTCGTTAGCCATAATCAATCAAGCCTCGCAATAGCGGGGCTTTTTAACAACTGAGGAATGAGCATTACAGTAGTTCTTACAGCTAAGCAGATTGAAGACCTGGCTGCCTTCGCAAAAGAAGATGGCCAGCCACAATATACCATCACTACCGGAACAATCCCTGAGTTCGAAGCGGATGATGGCGAGGTTATCCCTGAGTACACCGGGCTGATTGCCTATTCCGAGTCGCTAGAGCATAGCGTTCTACAGCTCGATAACTAACGAATCAACATAACTTTCCATCCGCCATGACACCACAATGCTCGTAGACATGCCAGGAAGCCTGGCAGAAGAAGCTCGATACCATGCTGAACGCGCTGATGAAAACTACCGAGCAGGAATGACATGTGAGCGGATTTATGAGTCCGTAAAAATACTAACAATGAACCGTAGAGGAAAAATAATAGCTCTATAAATTAAGATGTTGACGGTTTTCGTGGATAAATTTGTGAATTTTTACTATGAAGGAAATACGACTCTTCCTTGAGTCAAAATCCCTGACAACTTAGGGTGATAGATAAAGGTCTTACGCAGCATGACATAATTTTCGATTTAAGCTATTTAAATTAATTTTTAAGATCAAAACCCACTGAGATTTACTTACAAAACTAAACCTTGCTATGTCTGGTTAATCATGCGTTAATGAATGTCTGGTTTGTAACGAATTTATCTGAAGCAGTCGCTGTAATAATTTTATTCCTTGTTCCTGTTGAGATTTCCTTGTTAGCTTTTCTCTCTGATAATTTTTTTTCGGACCATTCTGCCCAAGGGCTTACTCAATAAAGGTAATGTTTATGTCTAATAAAATGACTGGTTTAGTTAAATGGTTTAATCCTGAAAAAGGTTTTGGTTTTATCACTCCAAAAGATGGTAGTAAAGATGTGTTTGTTCACTTCTCTGCTATCCAGAGTAATGATTTCAAGACGTTGAATGAGAATCAGGAAGTTGAATTTAGTGTTGAACAGGGACCTAAAGGCCCCACGGCAGTTAATGTCGTGGCTGTATAAGGTAACTGTTATTACTAATAATATTCACTTCAGATGTCCGTGTTGCCACGGATCTCAGTACCGAACGTCAAACTTTGATGTTACTGAAAAAAATCCTTTCGGAGCAAAATGTATTTTTTGCAAATCAACAATGATTACATTTGATAATATTGCACTGTACATTCGTTCTGGTCAGTCTTCGTTAGAATTCAGAAAATAAATTTCAGGCTCCTTATGGAGCCTTTTTTGTATGCTGAACCGACAATCTCTGTAAGAGACATCACGGTAAAATTATGAAAAAAGTCATCGTTTTTTTTAATGCAGAACCAGCAGTTGTTGTAACCGTAATGAAAGGTATTACTACGATAATGCGTGAGTTTCCCAATGGGGAAAAAGCACACCTACCCGTGATGTCAGCGGGATTTCCATCTCTGACAGGAGACCATAAAATAGTTTATGTAGCCTCTGATCGTGATGTCAGTTCAGAAGAGATCCTCGAGGCAGCCTCGAAGCTTTTGAAATGAGATCTGGTTGTTTCGTGACCGACCCGGATTTTAGTACAGTGGTTTGTGTGGTCGCGAGCTCTTTTGCATGAAGATTGTACTGCAAACTATTGATAATTGAGTCTTTCTATTCTATCTTTTAAACATATCAGCGCTTATACAAGTGCTCTACGGGGAATGTAACATGCCTGGCGTTGATACGTTAGAGATCAAGAGAGGTAAACAATGAACGTCGAAGATTTAAAAAGAAAAACTGAAGCGGATATTTCTGAATTCATCACAAAAAAAATTATTGAACTCAAAAAAAAGACAGGAAAAGAAGTTTCCGATATCCAGTTTAATGCTCGTGAAAAAATGACTGGGCTTGAAAGCTATGATATTAAAATCACATTAATCTAATTGTTATAAGACTCAGTTCGAGTGAAAAAGCATTATCTTGAAAGGTAATGCTTTTTTATTTCTGTCATAAAATTTAGAACGTTGTCAAAGCCTTCACTTCTAACCACAGATTTTCTGCTTACCTTTTAACGGGTCCTCCTTGACGATTCTGACCATCGAGGGGCAGCAGCGGCGCGGGATTTGGAGCATTTTTGATTCTTCACGCAACCATTTCAGCATTTGATGCTGATGACGGAACACTATCCCCGAATACACTGGGTTTGTTGCATTCTCTGATTCAAAAGAACACGGTGTGCTTCAACTTGGCTGAGCAGGCATTACAGCAGACATTCACTGAGTGCCTGCGACAAAGTTAAATGGCATCAAGCATGCGATGATGATTGATTAATAATTGAGCTATGCATGGTATAATAAGCCCCATTCATTGAAAGGTTAACCACCATGTCATTTTTCGATTATGCAATGCAGCGTGTTGGGCTTGCAGCCAATACGACTGTCATGTGCCCGATATGCGGACATAAATCCACACACTCGACCACGAAAGTACGCCAACAACAGGCGTTACTTTGCCCTAAATGTAAATCGCTGTTTGTCATTCACAGATAGATAACATGCGACCTGCTGAATATAACCGCCTACGGGCGGTTTTTTATTGCCATCACAAAGGCCACTTTCGAGTGGCTTTTTTAATGGTCATCACGACGGGTATTACAGCAGGAATTACTGAGTGCCTGCGATAATGCTCAATATTTTTATCGGAGTGAATATGCCACCGCGCACACCGAAGGCCGGCCTGAAAGGGGCGATACAAAAAAGGGAAAAAATGAAAAGACATAAGCGAAATAAAAAAGCCACCACATCTGCAAATGTGATGGCTGGCATTCGGATTAATTCAGGTTGGCTGAATAAGTTAGCCGCAGATATTACTAAAATAATTAATGAAGCATGTCCCTAATCTCATCTGAGATATCTCTTGGCCCTGCAGGCTGAGGCGCAACCAACCGGGTCGGAAGTCTCTCGAAGAAACCACCACCACCATGATGATGAAAACCCCGGTTATTTTTATAACTATTGAAGTTACTGTCGGTAGTGAGAAGGATGTTGCACTGGTGCGAGCAGTCAACAACAACGACATCACCTGCATTCAGGTGCATTCGTTTGTGAAGAAATTGCATAAGTCTCCTTATCAAGAGGCAATCAGCACTCCTCTCAAGGCTGGTACGCCAACGTCCCACCGCTGACGGGCTGAGCCATTACCTTACACAGACTCAACGATAAGTAACATCCTGATATTCAGACAGTAACTGTAATCGATAATGCTGAAGAATAGGCAGTAAATACAGGTGACTGATATGGCAACACTGAAGGATTTATCAAACCAGTTAAAGCAACTGCAAAAGCAAATCCCGTTTGCCACAGCTCAGGCGATGACAAAAGTTGTACGCCAGATTGAGTTGGCTCAGAAGACGGCATTCGAACGACATCTGGAGAGCCCCACGCCGTTTACCGTTAAATCAGTTGGTTCGGTGGCGGCAAGAAAGAACAATCTGACCGCAAAGGTTTTTGTCCGTGATACCGCTGCTGGTTATCTGGAACCATTCGAGTTTGGCGGAGAGCACAAGCTCAATAGCCAGGCTCTATTAAATCCCAAGAACGTTAAGCTAAACAAATACGGCAACATGCCGCGTAATAAGCTCTCACAGCTTAAAGCAAAGGAAAATGTATTCGTAGGTGAGGTTGATGGCGTTAACGCTGTCTGGCAGCGTAAGAAGCCGATGAAAGCTAAGAAGCGACGGGCCAAACGTTCCGCTAACGGGACGCGAAGACCGAAACGCAAACAGCGTTCTCCAAAGCTTTTGATCCGGTTTGGTGATGCGCTACCTGTGACTCCAGTGCTGGGGTATATGGATAGGGCCCGTACCATGGCGAACGCACTGCTACCGTCTGCTTTAAATCAGGCGATAGCAGAAGCCATCAGGACGGCAAAATAAAAGCAGTAACTTATAAGTTAATTTCGCAAGCTTTTATGAAGCTGTTTACTGCAGTTGTCGATCCAGAAACATTGGCTGACATGGAATGCTGGTTTCCGCCATCCTTTGTTTGCACACCAACTAACACTTTGGATTTCGCCCCCTGAAGCTGCTTAAGCACTGTTTTCAGTTGGTCCGTGTCATCCGATTGAATCTGGAGGCTCTGAACATTACGTCTTGAAAGGGTAGCATCGAGCTTCACTGCGGTATTCCCGTCGACCTTCATTATCAGGTCCATTGGTACCTCTGATAGTGATTCGGTGCTTTTATCCATTTCAACGTATGCCGCCGATAGCTTTTCTTTAGTGCAGTCAAACACAATGGCGCCATTGTCGGATGAAACCTCGCCAAGCATCATTGCTTTCTTACCACCAGAGAAAAGGTCATCTTCAGTATTAGTTACCCACTGGGCATGAGCAATTGGTGATGCCAGCACTGCGGCTACGAAAGTTATTTTGATTATATTGTTACCCATTACATTCTCCTTGTATTGAATAGGAATAATCATAGTCGGAGCGAATGGTCGAAGCCATTAAAAAAATGGGTCCTTCCTGAGACTTTTGTAAGGTACGGGCATTGCGCGCCGCGTTGTTTTCCTAGCTACAAAATTTGAATTTGTGTCCCATGTCCCACCATGGGTGGATCATCTGGCATACCGCGCCAGCGCTGATTATTCCTGTTTATTCCAGTGGGACATTTAGGTGGGGCATTTGAAAAATGTCCCAGGCGAATGTCCCAATCAAAAAATGTCCCAGGTGATGTCCCATGACAACGATGAATCAGAGCCAGTACGCGCAACACTCGGGGGTTGACCGTAAGACCATCGGGCGCTGGATAAAAGCTGGTCGTTTCATCGTGATGGATGGTGACCTGATTGATGTTGAAGCCAGTGATGCAGCGCTAAAGAAAAATCGTGATGGTAAAGACCCCCGAGCCACGAACGCGAAAAAAAAGAAAACACCTGCCGCCAGTAATGACGGTGGTACTGAAATTGAGAAAGCAGCCCAGCAAATTATTCTTACCGAAGGTGCAACACTGAGCAGGGAAGAGGCTGCAAGGGTACGTGAAAACTATATGGCTCTGCTGGCAAAGCTTCAGTATGAAAAAGACAGCGGCCAGACAATTGAATTGGTTGCCGCCGAGGAGGTTCTTTTCAACGCCTTTCGCCAACAGCGTGATGCCTGGCTGAACTGGCCTTCCCGAGTGGCACCGTTAATGGCTGCTGATCTGGATGTGCCAGCGGACAGGATGACAGAGGTGCTGATTGAAAATGTCCACAAACATATCTCAGTCCTCGGAGAACCAGAATTTAACCCAGCGGAAGATTGAGCGACTTAGGCTTAGTGTCCGGAAAGGATGGACTCCACCCCCGAGAATTAGCGTGGCTCAGTGGGCAGATGATTTCCGCAAACTAGCGAAAGAGGCAGGCAGCACTTCCGGTAACTGGGAAACCTCTACGGTTGAAATTGCCCGTGGGCCAATGCTGGCGGCAACAGAATCTGGCGTTCACATCATAACGGTTATGTGCTGTACCCAGTTGATGAAAACCGCGCTGCTGGAAAACCTGTTTGGTTATTTTGCTCATCTTGATCCCTGTCCGATGCTTCTGCTGCAGCCGAAAGAAGAAGCTGCTGAGCAGTTTTCAAAAGAACGCATCACCCCATTGGTTAGGGTGACACCAGTACTGCGTAAAATTATTGGTGATTCAAAGCAAAAGAGCTCTAAAGAAACCATTCTCTACAAATCGTTTACTGGCGGCTTTCTGGCACTGGCTGGTGCAGGTAGCCCGGATAACCTTGCTCGTCGTCCTATACGTATCCTTTTGGCAGATGAGGTAGATAAATATCCGATTACCCGTGAAGGTGATCCTATCGCCCTGGCGGAAGAACGAACCGCTACTTTTGGCCTTACCTGGTTGTCTGTCAGAGCTTGCTCTCCTACGGTTGAGGATGAAAGCCGTATAGCGGATAGCTATGCAGATTCAGATCAACGCCGGGCCTCTGTTGTTTGCCCACACTGTGGTCACCGACAATTCCCTGATTTTTTTAAGCACGTTCAATGGCCTAAAGACGGCGATAAGCATCTGACTAAGTCAGCTATGCTGTACTGCGAATGTTGTGGGGCTGGTTGGTCTGAGGGGGAACGGTTAAGAGCATTACAGACTATCCGATGGCACCAGACCCGTCCGTTTGAGTGCTGCGGCAATCGTCATTCTCCGTTGATGGACTATGACGCGGCCTGGCGAATTGTGGATGAGGGCAGTGTCGATAAAGTATGGCGCTGGTCTGAATCCGAGCGCCACGCCGTCTATCGTGCGACGTGCCCGGATTGTGGGCGTGAAGCCGTTGATAACCATCACGCCGGATACCAGGCGTCAAAGTTATTTAGCCCCTGGCAGAAAGATAAACCTTCTGATATCGCTGAGAAGTACATCAAAGCGAAAGGGGACCCGGACAAAGAGCAAGCCTGGTGGAATACCCAAATGGGGCTACCTCACAGGCCAAACCATGGTAAACAGCTTCCGGTCGATATCCTTCTATCACGTCGTGAGGTTTTCCCGGCAAAAGTTCCGGATGGCGTTGCATTGCTGACGGCTGGAATTGATACCCAGGACGATCGCTTTGAGATTGAAGTAATTGGCTGGGGAAAAAACGAAGAGTCCTGGTCCGTTTCCCACGATGTTATCTATGGCGATCTCGAGACCGATGAACCATGGCGGCGGCTTGATGCGTACCTTAAACAGGTATGGCGCAGGGCTGACGGCAGGGGGCTAACCATCATGGCGGCCTGTCATGACTCCGGTGGTCACCACACTCAGAAAGTTTACGAGTTTGCAAAAGAACGACTCGGGCGTCGTATCTGGGCCATCAAAGGCGAATCAGCACAGGGTGGGAAACGAAACCCAGTCTGGCCAACAAAAAGGCCATCATCGAAAAGCAAGGCGCAATTCAGGCCAATCATTCTGGGTGTTAACTCTGCGAAGGATGCAATTCGTGGGCGACTGCACCTTGAACCGCCAGCGCCTGGTATGCCTGCAGCTGGATATATGCATTTCCCGGAGGATCGGGATATTGGTTACTTCAACCAACTACTTGCTGAGCGGCTCGTATACAAGGTGGTTGCAGGGCAGCGTTTCAGCGTTTGGGAAGCTATTCCTGGTAGGGCTAACGAAGCTCTGGATTGCCGTGTTTATGGTTACGCCGCGCTCTGTGGGCTTATGCATATGGGACTGAAGCTGAACGTTCGGGCAGCAAATCTGGAAGCCGATCCAGATAAATTCCTGCCCGCCCCTGGTAAGCAGGAAGATCAGATCAGCTACGAGTTACCGGGAGTTGCCGTTGAAGAATCTGCACCGGTTAAGCGTAAGCGAATGTCACAACTTCTGCCGAAATAAGGAAAATCATGTTTAACCGGAACACCAGTCTGTTGGCTGGCGCAATGACTGATACCCAACTCAGAGATGCGCTTGCAAAAGCCCAGCAGGCTTACATTGACTTAGCAACCGGGAGCCACGGTGTTTCGTTTTCCTATTCTCAAGGGGACGGTACACGTTCCGTATCCTACCAGCAAAGTTCGCTGGCAGACTTGCTGGCTTTGATCCAGCTCCTGCAGGCGCAATTGGGGATTATCTCGCGTCCCCGTAAGCCAGCGAGGTTTAGATTCTGATGAATAAAGTACAGATACTGGGATCAGATGGGCAGCCGTTGCGACAGCAACGTCCATCCATGCTGGTGGGGGGAAGCCGCGTACCTTATGACGCAGCAGACTCATTCAGCGATCAACTGGCGAACTGGCAACCCGCACTGTGGTCGCCGGACAATGAAATTAATATCTACCGGGATCGCATCGTGTCCCGCGCACGTGATCTGGTCCGTAATGACGGATGGGCGAACGGTGCGGTCACGCGTCTGCTGGATAATGCGGTTGGTGCCAACTTCCGCCCCATAATGAAACCCGATTACCGTGTTCTCAGAATGATCACGGGAAATAAGGCATTTGACTCATCCTGGGCGGAAGAATACGGGAAAGCACTGGATGGACACTGGCGAACATGGAGTAACGACACAGGGCGCTATTGCGACGTTGAGCGGAAGTTAACTGTATCGCAAATGCTGAGGCTGGGCTTTCGTCACAAACTTATCGACGGCGATGCTCTGGCAATTCTCCAATACCGAACCGACAGGCTTGGTCGTGGGAGAGGTCGCTATGCCACCACAGTCCAGATCGTTGACCCTGATCGCCTTAGTAATCCTCAACAGAATTTTGATATGCCAAATATTCGCGGCGGTGTTGAGATTGATAGTGACGGTGCGCCGGTAGCGTATCACATCAGGGAAGCCCATATGGGGGACTGGTGGAGCGGTGCTAAAACGATGACATGGCAGCGCATCCCCCGCGAAACTGCATGGGGTAGACCGCATGTGGTTCATGATTTTGACCATGAGCGTGGTGCTCAGCATCGCGGTAATGGCATTTTGACCCCAGTGATCCAGCGTCTGAAAATGCTGGTGAAATATGACCAGAGCGAGCTTGAAGCCGCAATTCTTAATGCCATATTTGCCGCTTACATTGAGTCACCCTATGACCCGGCAATGGTTCAATCAGCTTTAGGCGAGACCTATGACGAGTCAGAGTTGGGCGTTTATCAGGACGGGCGTGTTGAGTTCCACAACGATCGGCGTCTGACACTTCAGAATGGTGCCCGAATGCCTATTCTTTATCCGGGTGAGAAAATCACAACGGTTAACGCGGCGCGGCCCTACAGCAATTTTGAAGTGTTTGAATCCGCTGTTCTCCGTAATTTTTCTTCTGGAACAGGGCTATCTCCGCAGCAGGTGACGCAGGATTGGTCAGATGTTAACTACAGCTCTGCTCGTTCTTCGTTGCTGGAAGCCTGGAAAACACTAACTCGCCGTCGGGATGATTTCTCGACGGGGTTTGCTCAACCTATTCTCACCGCCTTTGTTGAAGAAGTTCACGACAATGAGGATTTACCTCTGCCTGCAGGCGCACCGGATTTTGTTGACGCCAGAGCAGCATATTCACGTGCTCGTTGGATGGGGCCGGGGAGAGGCTGGGTCGATCCTGTGGCAGAGAAAAAAGGTGCAATTCTTGGTCTGGATGCTGGCCTTTCAACACTGGAAATTGAAGTTGGTGAAAACGTTGGTGAAGACTGGGAAGAAGTTCTCGATCAGCGTCAAAGGGAAATTGAATCCTGCCTTAAACGTGGACTTCCATTGCCTAGCTGGGCACAGGCTGACCAGTTTGCCAGTCAGACAATTACCGATCCGGAGGAAAAGTGAATCTACCTCATTTGGCCCAGCGGCTATTTAATACACCGCTGGCCTTACACCCGAATAAAGCCGAAGTCATTATGGCTGCCGTTATGGACCGCTTTGGTATTTCTCGGGTTGAATCATCAATGGCAATGATCGACGAGGACAGTTACGGATATGACGATAATCGGGGCCGGGAAACCAAACGAGACCCCGGTTATGACAACGTAGCTGGTGTGGCTGTCATCTCAATCACCGGAACATTGGTACAGAAATTAGGCTGTTTGCGCCCATACAGCGGCATGACGGGTTATGACGGAATCCGGCAGGCATTTTTAACAGCACTGTCTGACCCTGATGTTAATGGTATTTGCCTTGATATTGACTCACCTGGTGGTGAAGTCGCCGGGTGTTTTGATCTGGTGGACGAAATTTACAATGCCAGGGGAGAAAAGCCGATTCATGCCATTCTCACCGAGAACGCTTACTCGGCGGCGTATGCCATCGCCAGTGCAGCAGACCGAATTTCTGTTCCTCGTACAGGCGGTGTCGGCTCTGTGGGTGTCATTACGATGCATCTTGACTGGACCCAGCGCATTAAAGAAGACGGTCTGAAGGTCACAATCATTACTTTCGGTAGCCGGAAGGCAGAAGGTTCACCCTGGCGGGAGTTGTCTGCTGAGGCTCTGGAAGCTATCCAGCACGATATAAACGTGATGGGGGAATTGTTTGTTAACACGGTCGCCCGTAACCGGGGGATGAGTGCAAAGGTTATCAAGAATACCCAGGCGGCATGTTATATGGCGGCTGATGGCGTAGAAATTGGACTAGCAGATGAGGTTTGCACTCCTGATGCTGCGTTCAGACATTTACTTCAAGTAACAGGAGCCTGAGATGGCGAAGAAAACTTTTAATTTTGCTCACCTGATGGGTTTTGGAAAGTCAGCATCTGAAGAGGATGAAGACAAAAAAGTCAAAAAAGCGAAGGCTCGTAAGGCAGAAGAAGACGAGCGCGATGAAGACGCTGAAGACGATGGTGAGCGTGACGACGACGCGGAAGATGATGATCGCGACGAAGACGCTGAAGACGACGATGACGGCGATCCGGATGCAGAAGAAGACGATGGTGATGATGGCAAAAAGAAAGACGGGAAAGCTGCTCGCCAGGCTCGCGCATCTGAGCGTAAACGTTGTGCCCGTATTTTCGGCAGCAAGCATGCTGCGGCTAACCCAGCGCTTGCGGCTTCACTGGCTTTTAATACCGGGATGAGTTCGGCGGCAGCAATTAGTGTCCTGGCCTCTTCTGCTCCGGCGCAGCAGCCACAGTCGACCAATAAGCGCTCGCTTGATCAACGAATGCAAGAAAATCAGGTTCGGCTTGGCCCGGATGGCGGTAAATCCTCTGCGGGGAAATCATCGCTGGTGGAGAAAATGACCAGCATCTATAACTCTACGACAGGAGCGAAGTAATGGATCAATTTGGTCAGAACCCGTTTACACCGGGTATGAAAAGTTCTCTATTTGTACCAGATCAACTGGTCGCAGGGAATTTGCAACTTGTTACGGATACCGTGACTGTCTCTGGCGGGGATTATAAACGTGGCACAGTCCTCGGAATGATTACGGCAAGTGGTAAATATACCGCTTGTTTGAAAACAGCCAGTGATGGAAGCGAAACCCCATGCGCAATCCTGGTTGATGACGTTCATGCTGCCACTCACGGCGATCAGTCTGGTGGTGTTTACCTGATGGGTGAATTTAACCAGAACCGCGTCACTATTGACGCATCCTGGACCATTGCTGATATGAAAACTGCACTAAGGCTGCAGGCAATCTTCCTGAAAGACAGTAACCAGGCTCCGGTTTCCTGATTTAAATCCCCTTAAACAATTTCTCTGCTTTTTGCTTTAACCGGCAGGGGCTCGCTCATTCCAAATTCCTGCCGGGTTTGCCCGGCACCATCAAGAGACTGATTATGGAAAATATTTTTGATACCAGTGTGCTGGTACAGGTCGTTCCTAACCTGAAAACCAGTCAGAACTGGCTGCTTGATCGCTTCTTCCCTAATGTCGTGACTTATGAGACTGAAGAGGTGGCAATTGATGTTGATGTCGGCCTGCGTCGTATGGCCCCGTTCGTTTCCCCGCTGGTGGAAGGTAAGCTGGTCGAATCCCGTAAATACCAGACCAACACCTTTAAACCCGCTTACATCAAAGACAAGCGGGCACCGGACCTGCGTAAACCCATCCGCCGTCAGATTGGTGAGAAAATTGGCGGGGAATACACCGCTGCCGAGAGAGAAATGCTGAATCTGCAGTTTGAAATGGCTGACCAGATCGACATGATCAATCGTCGTCTGGAATGGATGGCAGCCAGCGCACTGGTGTCGGGCACTGTTACCGTTACCGGGGAAGGCTATGAAACTAAAGTGGTAGATTTTGGGCGAGCCCCTGATCTGACCATCACCCTGAGCGGCTCGGATAAATGGCCGCTGACCGTTGCTGCTGGCGCTACCAATACCCAGCCATCAGATGATATTGAAATCTGGCAGACGACTTTCCTGAAAGAGTCCGGCTCTGTCGCCACGGATCTGGTCTTCACGAATAAGTCATGGCGCGCATTCCGGCTGGATACCACCATCAAGGATAATGCCATCACGTTCCCGGCGCTGAGCCCGTTTGGTAACCAGATTAACGCTGGCCCACAGGCGATGAAGGGCGCTATCTATAAAGGGCGCTGGGGTAACTTCGACCTCTGGTTATACAACGACTGGTTTATTGACCCGCTGGACAACGTCGAGAAGCCGATGATCCCCGACGGCGCTGTTATTATGTCTGGCGCTGACCTGATGGGTACCCGTGCCTTTGGCGTCATCCTCGACCCGGCATTTAATTACGGTCCTCTGGCCTATGCGCCAAAATCCTGGGTGAAAGAAGATCCTGCCCAGCGTCTTATCCTGATGCAATCCTCCCCGCTGGTTATTCCGAGCCGGGTTAACGCATCCCTCTGTGCAACGGTGGTCTGATATGGCTAAAACAACCAAAAGTACACCGGGCGATGATCTGAATGCGGAAGGGACTGCCGCTGATGGTCTGAATGTTGACGAGCTGAATGCCGGCGGCAACGTTCAGGAGTCCCAGCCGATTGACGATAAACAAGGTGCCCCATCAAAGGATGAGGATGTCGCTGAAGAAGATATTCAGGAAGCATCGGAACCCTATTTTGTGGTGCTGAAAGGGAATTGCATTCGCCATGACGGTGAGGTTTACCGGGAAAACTCCTGCATTCCGGTTTCCGGTAAGGATGCTGAGCGTCTGCTGGCCGCTGGTGTGATTGCCGATGTTCAGGTTCTGCGGCAGCGTGCATTATCTGCTGCGCGTGGTGTGAAAATCACAACGGAGTAAGCTGATGGGCGTGGACTGGGATTTACATCTCTTAAGCCCGTTACATGGCATTTTCGGCGATGAGCATGAGTACCGTCCTAAAGACGGTACCTCTTTTCTGATTAACGGTATTTTCGACCGTGGCTACGCTGTCATGGCTGAAAATCTTGACGGTGATTCAGCCATAAATACAACGAGCCCGGTTCTCGGGGTACGCGATGCGGAGTTCACTAACTTAGGCAGAGCACTCCCGGCTGTATCCGATCGTGTGTTTATTAAAACCGTCGGCGGAAAGCCTGTTAATCAGTTGTTTGTCGTGACGAACGTTGAGCCAGACAGCCATGGCGGATCAAAACTTGTACTTAACGTAGCGAAACAACGATGAATGCTTCAGACATTCGAAAGATGGTGGTGGTGGCGCTGACCAACACTACTGATGCGGCTGATCGTGTCTATTCTTCGCGTGACTGGCCAACATCACCTGTGAATTATCCAGCCTTACTCATCCAGACCCCTTTCGACCATAAAAAGGCGATGGGGCGAAATACACCATCCTTCACTACTGTGACAACTGTGCGTATTACTGGGCGGGTACAGGAGTATGACGGTGAAACGGATGATGATGGAGCGATGCGAGCAGAGGTGGCGCTGGAAGACTTGCGTGCGCAGGTAGAGCGGGCAGTCATCAACAGTTATGAACTGACCCGGAAAATACAAAAGTACGCTGAAGTCCGCTCAACGATCAATGTTGACGCAGAAGGCGAGGCTCATATGGGCCAGTTGCTGTATGAAATTGATATCGAACATTACCAGGGGCCGGAAGATTTCTACCCGGTTGAAACGGTTCCCCTGGAGGGGGGGGATATCACGATCGTAATGCCGGATGGCACCCCGCAACCTGGGATTAGTATCAACCTTCAGGAGTAAATCATGTTTGTAAAACCGAATAACGGGCTCAGCGTTCGCTGCCCCGTTAAGGGGGCCCCTTTGCCGAAAGAAGGTGCAGAGGTCCCGGACAATACCTTCTGGCGTCGCCGTCTGAGTGATGGCGATGTGGTTGTGGCGAAGCCGAAAGCCGCTGCAAAAGGTGATTTAATTAAAAATGAGGGAGATACTGAATGACTGTTTCATTCGCTCGTGTTCCCGATAATCTGCGGGTGGGGCTGTTTTTCGTTGAGTTTGATAACTCAATGGCGAATAACGCCACAGCCACGCAGCGTACTCTGCTGATCGGCGGGATGCTGCCTTCAGGCTCGGCTACAGCTGGTATTCCTGCACGTGCTTCCTCTCCTGATACCGTCGGTGATCTTGCCGGGAAGGGGAGCATCCTTCATGCCATGATGACGGCGTACCTGAAAAACGATACAGCAGCGGAAGTCTGGATTTTGCCGCTGGAAGAAGACCCTGACTCGATGACCGTTGCAACGGGTTCGATTAAGGTCACCAGTGCACCAACAGCAACCGGTGTTATTTCACTGTACATCGCTGGTGAGCGAATTCAGCTTACCGTTGTGGCAACGGATACCGTAGCCTCGATTGCCACGGCTCTGGCCGCTGCAATTAATGCTAAAAATATCCTCCCGGTAACCGCCAGCGCGGCAACTGACACCATCACTCTGACGGCTAAAAACCTCGGTCTGGTTGGTAATGGTATTGATATTCGCCTGAATTATCTTGGCCTCCCCGGTGACGAACGTACACCTGCAGGTCTGGAACTGACTATTACTGCGATGCACGACGGTGCTGGCGCTCCCGATCTTACCGGGGCACTGGCAAACCTTCAGGACCGTACTTTTGACTTCATTGTTAATCCATATGATGACACCAGTTCTCTGGATGCGATGAAAGCCTTCTTATCCGATATCAGTGGCCGCTGGGCATGGGATAAACAACTCTATGGTCATTCTTTCGGTACTACCGCCGGGACCTATGCTCAGTTGGGCACAAAAGGAGAAGTGCGTAACAACCAGCACGAAACCCTGATGGGCGTGAATAAATCACCATCACCAACCTGGTTATGGTCTGCAGGGTATACAGGCGCTGCGGCGGTGAGCCTGCGTAATGACCCTGGTCGTCCTGTTCAATCGCTGGCTATTTTGGGTGTGCTGGCACCGGCATTACAGGATCGGTTTGAACTGACTGAGCGTAATAACCTGCTTTACAGCGGCATTTCCACGTTCACGGTCGATGATGACGGTACTGTTCGCATTGAAAACCTGATCACCACCTATCAGAAAAACGCATACGGCGATGCGGATGATAGCTATCTGGAAGTGGAAACACTCTTCAGCCTGATGTTTGTCACTCGTTATCTTCGAACCGCAGTAACCAGCAAGTTTGGACGAATGAAACTGGCGGCTGATGGTACCCGCTTTGCTCCTGGTGCTGCGATTGTTACCCCCAACATCATCAAAGCCGATCAAATCGCTGAATACGGAAAGTTGGTGTGGAACGGGTATGCGCAGGACAAAGAGGCATTTGCTAAAAACATTATTGTTGAGCAGAACGCCAAAAACCCTAACCGCGTTGATGTGTTGTGGCCGGGAACTCTCATTAACCAGCTTCGCGTTTTCGCGTTACTCAACCAGTTCCGCACTCGGGCTGAATCAACAGGAGCTTAAACGATGGCAGGTGATACTTCTAACCGCCTGGCGGGGACCGCGTATGTCACCGTTAATGGTGTGACAGTGATGGTGGAGGGCTCCTTTAAATATCAGGTGTCTAAGGTAAACCGCACAACTTTAACTGGGATGGATGGTGTTCATGGGTATAAAGAAAAGCCTGTAGCACCCTACATCTCAGCTCGCTTACGTGATAGCGGCGGTACCAATGTGCAGGGCTTTAACGAGCAAACCAACGTCAACATCGTTGCTGAGCTGGCAAATGGTAAAACGATTATTGGTGAAGGGCTCTGGACGGTGAACGTTCAGGAAGTGGAAAGCGAAGATGCAGTGTTTGATGTTCGCTGGGAAGGCCGGGAAGTAACGGAGAACTGATATGGCTGAATTAGAACGCGTAAAAATTATCCCTCTCGTTAAGCCTCTTGAGGATACGACGAAAAAAATGACCTATCCGGAGCTTGAACTTAAAGCTCCGACTCTCAGTCAGGCCGAACAGTTTTATGAAAAGCAGGCTGCATCTACGTCCCTCGCAGCTATGCGTTTGCTCATTGCGCTCGTAACAGATACGCGTGAAAGCGTTCTGCAGCCGATGGACTTCATTGATTTTCGCAAGTGTGAGGAGTATCTGCTCAGTTTTTTGACCTGGAAGGCCTGACGGCCTGGCAGGAAGCGGCAGCTGATGTCACCTTTTACTTCCGCTGGACAGAGGACAGGGCGTGGGGGATGACCCGCGCCCGATTGAAATGGTGGATAGCCCAGGCATCCCGGATCAACAAACTCAGGAAACCTGAAGACGATGAGTAATGTCTTTGATTTTGAGCTGGTGGCTAATGATCAGGTCAGTGATGTCATTGACCGTATTAACGAAGCTGTCCGAGGCCTTGAACCTAAGCTTGACAAAACTAAGGAAGGACTTCAGTTAGGTGGACAGGAGACAGTTGACGGGCTGAATGGCTTTATCTCACGTTTTGAAAATCTGTCCAAAAGCGCCAGGGATAACGTACAGTTTATCGGGGATATGGTTCCCCCATTGAAAATGGTGGGGGAACTATCCGGTAAACTTGGTGCGCTTGGGGTGGCTGGCGCTGCCGGGTACGGGCTCAAACAGGTTGCTTACGGTTTTCGCGAAGCGTCCAGAGAAGCATACAATCTGGATGTTTCCGCAAAAAATGCGGGTATGCGCGTGGACGATTACTCTCGCCTTTCGGGAGCAATGCGCATCCTCGGTGCTGATAGTGAAAGCGCAAATGCTTCTATTGATGGCATGGCTAAGACGCTGAAAGAGGCTGCCAGTGGTGCGAATGGACAGGCACTTGGCGCGCTCGCGCAGATCGGTGTTCAGATACAGAAAAATAATGATGGTTCTGTTGATACGCTAAAAACGTTACAGGAGATCGCGCGTGTTTTCCCCTCGCTGCGTCCTGAGCAACAGAAATCAGTCGCTGATGCCCTTGGGCTGACGCCTGAAATGCTGGCGTTAATGCGTGAAGGTGAGCGCATGAAAAGTCTGCTGGCAAAATCTGATGAGTTTGGGCTTACAGTCGATCCAGAACTTAACAAAGAGCTTGGTGACATTAACGGCACGATGAATGAGCTCAGTGCTTCATGGGATGGCTTGTGGCAACGCTCCAGGAATAAAGCGCTTAAGGCAATACTCTCCGATGGCTCAGTCAAAGACGGCCTTGAAGGTGTTACCGATCTGTTCACCAACGGTGACTTTACCGGCCTTTCTCATGCCCTTGGTATCATCAACAGCGATGAAGCAACTAAACTTCGTCGTATTCAGAACGATAAAGCGCTTTATGACAGTCTGCCCCGAAGTGAACGTGGCGCAGTAGATGCCGGAATTTACACTGACGCCGTCAGTAAACGTTATGATGCGAGTTACAAGGCAACGGATAACGCACTCCAGTTGCAGGACGATATATCAATTATTACTCGCCAGAATGCTCCTGGTAACAGTTATGTGCCCTACAACCAGGGGGGGCAGTATGATTCAATTTTTAGTGATGCTGGTAAAAAATGGGGCGTTGACCCACGATTACTCAAAGCCGTCATGATGCAAGAGTCAGGGGGGGATCCTAATGCCACCAGTAGTGCTGATGCTTATGGGTTAATGCAGATAATCCGGCCGAACTTCAAAGCTACCGGGATCACGGACTGGACAGACCCAAACCAGAACATTAATGCCGGAGCGCAAATTTTATCCGAAAACTTACAGAGGTCAGGCGGCGATGTGCCTCTGGCGCTTCGATATTATCACGGAGGATATGACACAAGTCGCTGGGGCCCTGTGAATCGGGCTTATCCTGATGCGGTGCTCGATCATTACCAGCAAATTATCAATGAAGAAAAGCAGCAACGTGATGCTTTCCCTGACAGTCCGGTGAACGAACAACCTTCCGGAGAGGGAATCATCCAGCCAGAGCTGCAGAGTTCAGGACCTGACAAGACCCTTACCGATAATATTACGCGATCCTTCATGAGCGCGATGGCTGAGCAAAAATTGAAACTTGAGATCACCATGATCGACGGGAATGGAGGGCGCAGGGAATACAGCGCCGAAGATGGCGGAAGAATTACGCTACCCATGTCTTACTGAACATTTTCCATCACTATTGTATAGACGTTAACCGCCGCTCTGGCGGTTTTTTTATATCAGGAGAGGCGATGCCAATTATCCAGAATGCAATAACTGCACTGATGGGGGGCGGTGACAACGATGACTGGCAGGGTTTGATACGCCCCAGCTCCTTTCGTGGTGTACCTTTTGCCATGGTGATGGAAGAAGGGAGTCATGGCAGGCGTCAGGCTGTACATGAATACCCTTATCGGGACACGGCCTGGATAGAGGATCTTGGTCGGGGAACCCGGCGTTTTGTTCTCCGTGGATTTATCATCCAGAACAGTCAGGTTTACGGTGGTGGTGATGTTATCACCCAGCGCCAGTCGCTCATTGCTGCCTGTGAGCAAAAAGGAAGCGGTACGCTGATTCATCCAACGCTGGGTGAATTAACGGTATCTGTTCCTGAAAATGGTCTTCGTATCTCCGGGTCAATGGAAAACGGTCGGGTATTTGAATTCACCCTGATGGTAATTGAGTCAGGCCAGAAAGTTTTTGCCGTTACCGATGGAGCGACAGCTGGCGGAACAGTAAAAACCAATTATCTAAAACTGGTTACAACGGCTGTGGCAAGTACGCTGGCTCGAATAAAAGGTGAAATACGTGGTGTAACGTCGGCAATTAACACCATTAAAGGGACTGTAGCGTTCTGGACATCCATGGTTGACAGTACTGTTAGTGAGGTGACCAACGTCAGCAATGCCCTGAAATCCACTTTTGGCAATACTAAATACGGAAGGTACAGCAAAGGCTCTGTCGGTGGGAGTTCTTCAGCTGTCAGTGGTTCATTATCAACCGCTGATGTGGATGATGATCAGGCATTAACTGATTTAGTCGCCGCGCAGTCAGTGATGGACCGTAAAAATATAACGGATACTGTTGATGAACTTAATAACTCGTCAACTTCTGATGACTTTGTTCAGGGGATTGCTGATGTAGTTAATTCTATTCTGAACAGTGCCGGTAGTGTGAATGACAGGATTTCAGCGCTGGAGAAACTCGCCAATTCTACAAGCACTGAATATCAGCAATCTGATAGCAGTAAAGCAATCTCCGCGACCATCAATACATTGATTATTGTGTTGTGTACTGGAGCAATGACCAGTTCCGCAGCCAATGCAAACCCGACCAGCCGTGATGAGGCTGAACAGTTAGCGCAGCGTGTTTCTCAGCAACTGGACGAAGCACTGGTAGTCGTTGGCGATCGTGCGGATGATGAATTATATAATGCTCTGCTTGGCATCAGGACTGCTTTTATTTCGACAATGATGGCACGCTCATCGGGATTAAGTGACCTGATGATGGTGACAATGACTCAGCCCATACCCGCCCTTACCCTTGCAAATCGCTTATATCAGGATGCTTCTCGTGCCGATGAGTTAATTCAGGAGGCGCGTGTACCGCATCCTGCATTCATGCCGCTTACGATGAAGGTTCTGAGACAATGAGTACAGATAATGATCGGGATGTTGTTTCACTTACTGTTGGCGGCAAAATTATTGAGGGCTGGGATTCTGTCCGGGTGACAAGGGGGATAGAACGTTTTCCTTCTGATTTCGATCTGGGTCTGATGGATTATTATCCCGGCACTGACAATAAGCAACTGGTTGAAGAGGGCATGCCCTGTAGCGTTACCATAGGTGATGATCTGACAGTTACAGGCTATGTTGATGACTGGGAGCCAGCAATATCACGGTCCCGCCATGAAGTCAGGGCCACGGGTCGTAGTAAGTGTCAGGACCTGGTCGATTGTTCAGCTGAGTGGCCCAATAACGTTATTAATGCCAGCAATGCTCTTGAGATCGCTCAGCGCCTGGCATCGTACTATGACATCGAGGTTTCGACTGATGTCGATGATTTGATTAAGGTCCCTCAATTCACTATTAATTGGGGCGAATCACCGCAGGAAATCATTGAAAGGGTTGCCCGTTGGTCAGCATTGCTCTACTACGACCAACCCGATGGAAATCTGTTACTTACTCGTGTGGGTACCCGGCGGGCTGCCAGCGGTATTGCAGAAGGCGTGAACGTTGAACAGGCATATTATCGTAGGTCAATGGCTGATCGTTTCTCTGACTACGTTGGTGTTTCTATGGGGATATCACCGATCGCCGGGTTTTCACCTGATACAGCATATGACGCGGTAACGCTGGCAACAGCAAGGGACCCTGAAGCCGCAAGAATGCGTTATAGAAAGCATATTTCCATTATCGAAAGCACGTTGATGGCTTCTCATCAAGCACAACAAGCGATTGACTGGGAAATGAACCGCCGATATGGGCGATCAAAACAATTATCCGTAACTATCGATTCCTGGCGCGATAAAGATGGAAAGCTTTGGGAACCAAACACTCTGATCCCGGTTGACCTTCCGACACTACAGCTTCCTGATACTGAATTACTCGTTGCTGAAGTGACTTATATGCGAGACGACAACGGCACACATGCGCGTTTATCGCTGATGCCACCGGAAGCTTTCGCTATCCAGCCTTACGCCTTTTATCAGCAGATACCAGGACTAAATACATGAACCAGAACTTGAAAAAAGCAGCCGTGCGAATTGCCGGGATGCTGGGGATTGGGCGGATCACATCTCAGAAAGACTGCGGGGAAATTCAGCAAGCTCAATACCAGACACCACTGGAGGTTGCCAGTGCGCCCCGGATGGCGGACTTCGGTTTTTCCTCCGGACTACCAGTCGGTACTGATGTTGTTATTGCTTTCATCGGAGGGGATCGCTCCAGCCCGGTAATCATTGCGTCAAACCATCAGGGATATCGACGAACCGGGCTGAATGCAGGGGAAACAGCCATCTACAACCAGTGGGGGCTGGAGGTGCTGCTTACTGAAAACGGCGTTTTTATTGACGCTAAGGGGAAAGACGTTGAGGTAAATAATGCCACTAACGTCACTATTAATGCCAGCGAAGGAATTCTGGCAAAAACTCCGGTTTTGAAGTGTACCGGAGACATTATTGATAACTGTGAGAGCAATACCCGAACGCTCAAAGAACTCCGTGACGCCCACAATAATCACGACCATGTAATTAAAAATGTTCAGAAGGGCAACGACGAAGCTACCAGTGAGAAAACAGAGGAGCAGGTTCAATGAGTGATTTTGCTTCCTTCTGGAACGTGGATGAAATGATTGCCGACTGGCAGGAAGGGGCGGGGATACTATCTACCGATAATGACCTTCAGACGGTGATTCTAATCAGCCTTTTTACCGACAGGCTGGCGCGTTCTGATGATGATTATGGGGATAGCGATCGCCGTGGCTGGTGGGGTGATACAAATGAAGAACATCAGCTTGGTTCACGGCTTTGGTTGTTACGTAGGGAAAAGCTGACGACGAAAGTGGCAATAAAAGCTGAAACATACGCATTGGAATCCCTTATCTGGCTGAAAGACGATGGGGTAGTAAGTGACGTTATTCCCGTAGCTCAAATCGTTATGCCAAATCGCCTGAATCTTACTATCCGGTATTTAGCGCCGGGAAAAGACTGGCAGGAAAGCAGGTTCTACTGGATATGGGAGAAACTTTAAAATGCCGTTTAAGAGAAAAACGTTGAGTGAGTTACGAGATGAAAATCGTAATTTTCTTCAGGCTGAACTAAAAAACGTTGGTGCTCTCCTTCGTTTCGCCAACCTTAAGGTTGTTGCTGATATGGATGCAGGTATGGCGCACTTGCACTATGGTTATCTTGATTATATGGCACTTCAGTCCAATCCATTTACGGCAACAGGTGAACACCTGGCTGGCTGGATGGCCTTAAAACGTGTCTACAGGAAACCCGCCAGCGCCGCTAAATCAAAAGATGTGAAAGCGGTCGGGGCCGCTAACTGTATTATTCCCGCCGGAACGATTTTGAACAGAGGGGATGGCTATCAGTACACGGTTGATGCGGAAATCAAAATTCAAGTCACCGGGGAAGGGCATGGAGAGATAACCGCTGTTTTACCGGATGTCACAGATGATGTTACTGGAGGCGGCGCGAACGGCAATGCAGATGCAGGAACGGTACTCACGCTTGATATAAACATTGCAGGGGTTGAATCTCAATTAACCCTGATAGAAGCGACTACAGGCGGCGCTGATATCGAGGATGAAGAGGCTTTTCGGAGTCGCGGCCTGCTCTCATGGCAAGAGCCTCCACAGGGGGGAAGTGATACTGATTATAAAAAATGGGCTCTGGAGGTATCTGGAGTCACACGAGCCTGGGTAAAGCGCAGACTTAATGGTGCCGGAACGGTTGGCGTGTACATCATGTGTGATGAAAATCTTAATGACGGTTTCCCTGTTGGAAGTGATGGGATATCACAGCTTGATGATTGGGGGGCAGTGAAGGCATCCGGTGATCAGCTAACTGTTGCTGATCATATTTATCCACTCCAGACCGATACTGCGATTATTTTTGTTTGTTCGCCAATCAGGAAAACCATTAATTTTGAAATTGCAGGTATTAAGGATGCAGATAGTACAGTAGTCAGTAATATTAAAGAGGCATTAAAATCCCTGTTTTTTGATGAGTCGAATCCTGATGGTTCAGGGAAAGTTGATTTGTCTGATATTAATAAAAGTATCAGTAATGTAGACGGAACTAAGGGGTATATACTTAACAGCCCATCATCAAACATTACTTTTAACATTGGTGAGATTCCGGTCCTGGGTGAGGTGAAATTTGTATGAGCCTGTATTCCCAAAATGATTACGCTACTGCGCTCGGTGCGTTATTGCCGACGGGTAGAGCATGGCCGAGAAAAAGCAAAACTGTACAGGCCGCTGTTTTACGTGCATTAGGTAATTCCTTTCAGCGTTCTGATAGTGATGCCGTGAACCTAATCACTGGTGCCTTTCCTGCGACTGCGACTGTCATGCTATCAGAATGGGAAAGTACTCTCGGTTTACCGAATGACTGCTCTATTGGGGAAATTGGTGGCATCAGTGACAGGCAACGCTCAGTTGTCTCTAAATTAATAAGCACTGGCGGCTTAAACCGGGATTATTATATTCGTGTCGCAGCAGCATTAGGTTACACCATCACGATTACACAGTTTCGACCTGCAATGAGTGGGATGTCTGCATGTGGTGATGCGCTGAATGGCGATGAATGGCCCTTTACGTGGAGAATTAATGCCCCGGAAACAACTGTTAAGTATGCGTTATCTGGTGCTGCGTATTGTGTTGACCCATTAGCTTCGTGGGGGAACAAACAGCTTGAATGCGCAATTAATAAGATCGCACCCTCCCATCTGAATCTTATCTTCAGTTATTCATAATTAATTATTTACCTTAATTATTATCACTTACCAGTGAGGATTAATCATGCTCAGAATCGGGCAGGTTGAAACGTCGGCAACAGCAGACGGTAAATATACAGACGGTAGCGTTGCTGGTGGCATCGCCGCAACACGACTTCGAGCAGCTGCGTTTAACGCCATTCAGGAAGAGCTGGCCAACATTGTAGAGTCAGCAGGAATGACACTTTCCCCTGATGATATGACACAGGTGCTTGCAGCATTAAAGAAACAGTTCCTCAGCCGTACTCACCCGTTTGCCGATATTAAAGCTGATGGGGCAGCGGCAATTGCAGAGGCTCTCTCAAACCTTGGTTTGCACGAAACTGGATTTGCCACCCTAACGACGAGTGGAAGCTTCACTGTTCCTGCAGGCGTTACTGAACTATGTATCTCCGCTGTTGCGGGGGGAGGTGGTGGCGGTTCTGGTGGTGGCGGTGATTCATCATTCTTTGGTGGCGGCGGTGGTTCTGGCGGGGCTGGCGAGTCCATTGTAAAAAGGAAATTCGCAGTTACACCGGGAACGGTTATCAACATCACCATTGGTTCAGGTGGGGTTGGTTCTATTGCCAGTACTGCAACCGGGTCTGCACCTACCGCTGGGGGTAATACGGTTATTGGTTCTCTGATTACACTGCATGGTGGCCAGCCAGGAATAAACGCCGGTAACGGACAAAATACAGCCCCAGGAGGCGGTTACGGGCAGGGTTTCCCGACCGGAAGCTATGGTGGAGATGGGAGTTTAAATACCGGTTCGGGTAACGGAGCACCTGGAGCATCGTCGCCGTTCGGGGGCGGTGGTGGCGCTGGTCGCGCTGGAACGGATCAGGGAACTGACGGCACGGCGGGTTCCGGGTACGGGTCCGGTGGTGGATCAGGCGGTGGTAAATATGGTACTGCCCCCTTAACTGCTCGCGGTGGAAATGGCGGTAACGGTGCACCTGGTATTGTGATGATTGAATGGTGATGCGATGAGCAAAACATACGCAGTAATTGAAAATAACACCGTCGTGAACGTCGTCTTATGGGATGGTGAATCAGAATGGTCGCCTGATAATGGTGTCGCAATACCGGCTGCTGATGGTGTCGGGATTGGCTGGTCATATGCTGATGACGCTTTTACGGCTCCTGATATTCCCGAGCCGGTAAAATCTCACGATGAATTAGTCGCAGAGGCTGAAGTGGAAAAACGCGCTCGTATTGATGCGGCGACCAGCCGAATTGTCGTCTGGCAAACCAAGCTGCTGATGGGGCGTAAGCTAACGGATGCTGAATCCGTCAGTCTTAACGCCTGGATGGACTATATCGATGCGGTGACAGCAATAGATACCAGCACCGCACCGGATATCAACTGGCCTCCCCTGCCGGGGGAACAGGACAGTTGATAAGACGTGGAGTCTGGATTCCGGCTAAATGCTCCTGAAGTGAACTGTTATGTTCGACAGGTAATGTAGTGTTTCTGATGGTAGTTGTTATCTGCAGAATTATAGTTTAATTGAAAAATTACCGCAACTATCATATAAGGAGTTTTCTGGCAATAGGAATATGCTGTATATTCATGTGCTGGCTCTGAGCTGTGATCGCAGTCTTTAGTTTAGGTGTAAAGGATTATGTATGCTTTTGATTATAATAAGTTATGTCTTATTCTCTTTATGTGTTTTTGCGACGTTATATGTTTTGAGAACGCATGACGAACCGAATAAATTGCACAACTGGGAAATTATAATGCTGGTGTTTCTTTCAGTATTTTGGCTTCCTGAATTGATTGCTATGGTAATCTCTTTTGCGCTTGCTGGGCCAATGTTGTTTGGTGTCAGATACTTGCGTCGAAAAAGTATTGTTTCCTGAATCAAAGTTGTTGCCCTGTCGTCGTATGCAAAAATTGGCGACGACAAACAGGCAGTCAAGCTATTGAAAGACTGCCTGTTTGTTGCAGATTCTACACGTCCAATATAACGAATCAGTGTGTTTAATCTGAAACCAGCCACATATCAGCCTCTTCAAACATTTCCTGAACTGTCCGGCTTATCTGTTCTTTCTCATGCTTGCTGGCGTCAGTGTTGATCGCCGGCAGTGTCATCATCGGTTTTACCCTGACATCCGCATCCGGGAAAATCCGGTGAACCCTCTTACTCAGTTCGCCCAGAATGATGTCTTTTGCACCGGGCAGCCCATCAAAATTCCGTTTGTCATAAACGAGTTCCACGAACATTGCTCTTTGCCTCTTCACTGGATGGATATACAGTTAATATTGTCTGGTTATTTATACAGTGTCAAGACAGATAACGAGGCATGGCGGGTGGGTATCTTGGGGCATACTTGGGGCAAAAATTTCTGCCTTGGGGCATTTTGGGGCATGATTGGGACGTTATAACACGTATGAACTTTACCGAATTTCACATGATGTTAATTTTTAATGTGTTGAATATACTAGAGAAAACACATGCTCTTGGGCGTTCTTTAGTGATTTTTAAAATATCCGCGTCACGCAGTTAAAGTGGCGGGCATATTCTTCCAGACTGGTGATCCCCAGACGCACCCACTTTGGGTGCGACCACTGGGGTAAGCCGATATAGATCAT